ATTAACTACTATCGGGTCTGCGGTTGGGTGCTTGTCTGCGACTTGTGATGCTATATCTTTAAGAATAAATTCGATAGTATCAGTCGCTTTATATGTCTTATTAGTAAGTGCTGTTTGCTTCAGTAACCACATATTATCCTCAACATCAAAAGTGATTGGAATCTTTGCGTAAACTCGTGTAATATATCCGTCTAATATCTGCGAAGTTTCATCCACCCATCCCCAAGTAAGTGATGGCTTCTTGTATCTATAGCCAGCAGTAAGTGTTATCTTATCACCACGCATAATAAGTGGCTCGGAATTGAATCCTCCGATATTGACTTTTGAACCATTTAACGGATTTAAAAAATTACCTTCATCCTTATAATACAAGTTTTTAGGTATGCTTATAGTTCCCTTACTTGACATCTCCTTCCACGTTGATTCGTAACTATACGATTCCAAAAAGTCAAGCCTTATCACCTTGTTATGATTCGGATATGCCTTTGATGGCATCTGCTTAATGGTTATATAATTGAGTACGTTATACACTTGCTATACGGAGTTGATTAGCGTATTCAGATATGCAATTTATTGAAAAAGTTTGATACGATATACCACCTGCTTGTTGTGGCAAATCATAACTCTCTATCACCACATCGGTAATGCCAAGTTGATTTAAATAAGGACACACCACACCAATAGATATAGGTGCGTCTAACATTGCCTTTAAATCAAGTCTATCTTGTATCGGCTCAACATTATTTGTACTTGTTATTGTACCAACTATTGAGATGGCATAATCATCAAGTCCAATGTATTCTTTAACCGAACCATCTCGCCCTTGAATCTGCGTCTTGATAATTTGCTTTGCTTGTGATACACTTATCAATGCTGACTTTAATACGATATCAGGAAATGATTTTGTTTGTCCATCTATTGAAGTTGGATAACTACTTCCGTTAAACTTGATGACCGTTGGTGCGTTGTTTAGTATCATTATTGTCCTGCCGTATGAAGTGATGAATTAATCGAGTTCAATAACGCATCTGCGACCATATCTTTAACCCTATTTGCACCTTCCTTGATGTTAGTAGTGTTGATGGTAAACTCTTTTATAATATCGTTTATTTGCATATTGATAGTGACTGATTTACTACCAGTTGCTTTGTCCGTCTTTGGTGGTGTTGCCCCTGTTGCTTTAGCACCTGCACCTGCCTTAGTTGCCTTGCCCAATGCTCTTGAATTAAAATCTATTGCGGCTTGTTTTCTTGCTTCAGCATTCATTAAATCTTGTGCTGCTTGTTTTTCATCCGCATTTTTCTTTGCCCAAAAAGATTCTACCGCAACATCTCCGCTTTCTTTATAAGGATTACGTTCAGGTGCTTGTAGTTTAGCCAACGCTGCTTGTTTATCTTTGGCTTCTTTAATATCTAAATCGGCTTGGATTATAGCCTTCTCGCTTATTTGTTTTCTTAAATTTTCAGTCTTAACTCCGTGTTCTTTAAGATAATTATAAGATGCTTCTAACCCACTTTGTTCTTCTTTCTTTTGTGAATCTGCTTGTTCTTTTTGCGCTTTTTTTGCTCTATCTGCTGAATCGGATAAATATATATAAGCGGCTGCCAATGCACCAATAGCTATTGCTACTAATCCAAGCGGTCCAAGTAATGCCGTTGTAGCTATTGCAGCCGTTCCTTCGGCTACTGCCATTGCGGTTGTAGCAATAGTAAACCCTTCAATTAATGGAACAACCGTTATCATTGCAACCCTAAATACGCCAAACCCATAAACAAGTGCTTTTATTGTACTTCCGTTTTCTTTTACCCAATTAACTGCACTACTCAAACCTTCTATCATTGATTGTAACGCAGGTTTCAAATCAATGATTAATGCCATAACCATACCGCCAATCTCTTCACGGACATTACCAAATTCGTGTTGCAATACAACCATCGGACCGGTACCTACTTCTGATGCTGCTAATGCTGAACCACCAAACTCTGTTTGTAATTCTTGCAATATTAACTTTTGCGCACCTGCAACATCATTCATTGCTACCATACTTTTGATGGTTGCTTTCTGCGATTCGGTAAATGATACACCTGCTCTTGATAATGCGGCTATACCCTTAATAGGATCATTCAATGCCTTACCGACTTGAAGTGTAGTGCCTTGTAAATCTCCTCCTAACTTTGTTGACATATCAACAATCGCAGGAATAGCATCCATATAGATGGTATCTTTTACCTTCGTGAATGTTGCAAGTAAAGATTGAGAACTCGTGATGGCATCATCGTCAAACAATGACTTCTTCATCAATGCTTCGGATTGTTTGTCCAACGCATCACGATTCAAGTTAGCTGCATTAGCTGTACTTCGTAATGTTGCGTCCAATTGAGCCGATGCTTGTGCCGATTCGTTAAACATATCAACACTCTTGTTGATGAATGCTAATCCTTCATAAGCACCAAAGAATCCAAGTGCAGTAGTCTTAACCTTATCAAATGCAGAATCCAACGCACGAGTAGAACCTATTGCACCATTTATCCCCGATTGGAAGCCGTCAGATTTAAGTCCTAATATGTATTCTACTATGTTTGCCATTACTCGAATTTAACTTGATGTGCTACTTCTAAAAACCACTTTGCTCTACAATACTCCTTTGCAAATTCATCATCTGATAATGCCTCAGGGTCTAAATGACAACAACACCGAATATACGCAGCCATACGGTGTATATCTTCGGTGTCGTTGTTAATTTTGTATTCGCTTAGTTTTTTTTAAAGCGATTTGTTACGATGGTAATAACACCAAGACAATGTTGAACTACACCTAATTTATACGGCTCACAATCATACGTTTCGCCATAAGTCAATGGATGCGACTCTTCTTTGATTTGGTATATCAACCGAAGTTCTTCTCCTGCTGCATACATATCTAACTCACTCGCTTTACCCATTAACGCTAACTTACTTACATAGTTCGGCTCTTTGATGTAGCTTACTATTCGTTCGTTAGTTTCAGGTTTAAATTGTACGCAAACGTGAACCTTGCCTACGTTATGTGCAGTTGCTAATTCGATACACTTATCTTCATAACTCTTGCGTTCTTCATCACTGATGATGTCTAATAATACTGATACTTCTTTTGCCACTTTATTTTGATTTAATTGTTACGAATTATACTCTATCGATGCCACCAATCGCCAATGGAATGTCGAGTAATACTTTTGTATCACCTGCACTTACTGAGAATGGATTCGATTTGAAGTTAACAGCGTGAAGTGTTTCTTTACGATAGCCACCTGTCGCTGCGCCACCAAACACTATCGTTACCTCAAATGGAGGTAATGATAGAGGGTCTTTCAAAGGTGATGCGTCAATGATTCGATTCCAAACATCTTTGTAAATGCTGATTGAACCTGTATACTTCTTTTGACCAAATCCTCGTGATGTTGGATTAACACCCAATGAGTAGTTATCGTCAATAGTTTGCTCTTCCATATACTCAACTTTAGTGATGCCAATAACTGGTCCTAAGATTGGTATGATGACGGTTATATTAACGCTTGAATAGTTAACTCCGTTTAGTAATGCTGTTGCCATTTTTTATGCTATTGATGGTTTAAATCCGATTGGAATAGATATGATTCGTGCAACTCCATTGATGACCAATGTTACTGCGATAGTTAGCGTTGATGTACTTAATACATTTTGTGTTGGATTAATTGTTACTGACTTTGCGGATAACTCGGCATCTTTAACCATTTGGTCAAGTGCAGCGTTACCAACATTCTCAAAGTATGCAATCGTGTTATCGGTGATAGTTCCGTTTGCATTGAAAGTAATAGGCGAGTTCAACAACGGAGTGTAAGCCGTGTATAAGTTACGTTCCGCTTTACAGATGGTGCGGTTGTTTTCGATATAGGCATAGTCTGAGGTAGTGGCGACCGCACAAGATGAGTCTACCCAAAACGTACCGCTTACCCCTGTAAATTTCTTTGCCCACAAATGACGCTTAGAGAACAATGCCTCCAATGCTGATTGGCTTAATGATGTCCATAATTGACCATTGCAAAATTCGACTATTTCATTCTCAACACCATCGCTGATG